GGGGCGAATAGCACCCCAGACCTGCGCGACCGCTTTATCGTCGGTGCCGGTTCGACCTATGCCGTAGGGGATACTGGCGGACAAAATTCCATCACGGCAGTACCCGCTCACACACACGGTGCCGGAAACTTTGTGACCAGCAACACCGGGGATCATACCCACAACGGGTCAACCTCGACTGCCGGTGCCCATATCCATAACTACAACACCGGCAATGGGAGCAACGGAAACCTCAGCGCCAGCGCTGGCCTTGTCGGCTCTAGCTTTAATAGCGTATTTACAGCAGCCATGGGCAACATGATTGCCGCTGGCGATCACACCCACAACTTTACCACGGCCAATGCCGGGGCGCACTCCCACAACGTCACTGGAAACACGGCAAGCGCGGGCAATGCGTCGGTGGACACCCGTCCGCCCTACTATGCGCTCTGCTACATCATGAAGGTGTGATTCGTGACAACGATCCGTTTCACGCATAACGCGGGGCTTGAGGGGGTGTTTCCGCCCCCCGTACCGGCGCTCAAAAAGGCTCCTGATTTCTACAAGGCCATCAAGAGTCAGTCGAGCAATCACCCGGCATCCGGGACCGTGAAGCGCTGCGTCCCATTCCTTGACGCCCTGTCCGCGGGTTTTATCATACCGCTCTGGGCGGACCTATACGTTGTGGCGTCTGACGGGCAGATAAGCCTGTCGTTCCCCGACAACCTGCCAATGCAGAAGAGCATCGAGAGTCATGGCTACATACAGATGCCTGACCACCCAAGGGCTGAGGCACCCTACGGAAAGGACTTCCTGAAGTTCGTGAACCCATGGGTCATCGAGACAGACCCGGGATACTCATGCCTCTTCACGGCACCGCTCAATCACCTCGAGGGAAGATTCAAGGTCCTCGATGGGGTGGTTGACACAGACACTTACTACAACAACGTCAACTTTCCGTTTATGTGGACTGGTGGCGAGGGAGAGTTCTTCATTCCTCGGGGCACCCCGCTGATGCAGGTCATTCCGTTCAAGCGTGAGGAATTTACCTTGCAGGTCGGAGCTACCGATGACGCAAGGCGCGTGACAACAAGTGCTGCGCTTGGGACGCACTTGAGGAATGGTTACAGGCAGCAGTTCTGGTCCCGCCGCAAAGAGCAGCCAGAGGAGGAGTAACCCATGACCACCGAAATGCTCTGGAGTGCAGGACTAAGCATCGTAATCGGCCTCATCAGCTGGGTGCTGAAAAGTCACGTCGAGGAGGTTAAGCGGCTGCAAATCCTCCTGAACCGCACCCGCGAGGAAGTAGCCCGTGACTACGTCACCCGGGCCGACATGCACACCGACATGAGCCGTGTCATCTCGCGGCTGGATAACCTCGACAAGAAGATCGACGAACTGATGCGGAGCCTTAGCAGATGAGACTAGCGCTCGTCCTCTTGGTCGCTGGCTGCGGCCCTGTTACTGTATCGTCCGTGGCCTACACGACGGCCTGCCCGAAAGGTGACCGCCAGTGCGAAATCCGCCAGAACGCAGAGACGCTTTACTACATGGCGCACGGAGACGCGGCCAACGAGCTTCTATGCTCCGGCGATACGCGGGACGTTATGGGTGCGCTCTGCTCTGTCTACTGACGACAGCAGCCACCGCCCAAGTCACGGGCGATCTGAACACCAACAGCGGCAATACCAACTCCACCATCGACAGCGGCAACATCTCGACCAGCGAGACCAAGAACTACAACGGCGCTGGCTCGTCTCCGTTCTCTACGCCCGTGCCGACAGCCGCAGCGCCGACAGTCATGGGCGGCGGCGGCAATGATAGCTGCCTGATCCCGAAGCAGCAGGCTTTCCAGATCAGCATCTTTGGCAGGGCCGAGGGCAGCATGGAGCAAGACCCCGAGTGCAACCGCCGCAAAGATGCAAGGCTGCTCGGCACCCCGCAGGAAAGCGGTGGCCTTGGCCTACAGGTCAGCGGCATCTCGGTTATGTGCGACAACGCCCAAATCTACAAAGCTATGGCGCTGGCGAGTACGCCCTGCCCGATTTACTCCATCTCCACCGGCAAGCTGTTGGTCGGCCGAGAGGGGTATCTGGCCATGCGTGACAACCCCCATGTTTATGTGGTAGGATATGCCCAAGATCAGTCCTTTTGGGACACATTTCTCATGATGGGAGAGGAGCTTCCAGATGTCCTACCTCAAGAAAGCAGTGGCCCTAGTTTGTCTGAGCGCTTCCGCCGCTCACGCCGATCCGACGATGACGAGCCTGCAGGGGTCAGCCCAGACAATCCTTAATCAGCTCTCTGCCGCGCAGAGCCTGACGGCTGGCGCGACCTACTACGCAGCGGATGGCAGCATCATCGCCCCCGGCATTATGCAGGACGCCACCGTCACCGAGCAGATGCGGCTCGAGTACAACGCTGATGTGCAGGGGGTGATCGACGCGACGTACTACAACGCCGAGATGTTGTTTCAGGATCAATACGCCGCAACAATGGTCAATCTCGATTCGGCTGTCGATAACCTCGTTGCCGCGACTGCGGTTTTGATGGAGGTGCAGGCTGTTGCTAACATGGCCGCCAACGCCGACACCGTGCAGGAGCAGATGGCAGTTCAGGCTGTCCTGACCAACAATGACATGACCGTCAGCGCCGCCGATGTGAACAACTACAACAACGCTCTCGGCGCTGTGCAGTCCTACGCCCGCGATGCTGGTGCCTTCTTGGCCGCATCTCGCAACACGACTATGACCGGGACTGTGGATGCCTACGCGGCCAACAGCGGGGCCAGCCTGTATGGCGCGACTGTGGCATACTCGCCCACGTTTGACATCATGAACATCACCGCAGCCAACGTCTTCGGCATCGGCCTGCAAGGGCTGCTTGGTGCTGACACTGTGACGCTGGCTGATGTCTACGCTGCCGGGTACGGTTCGTGAGCGAGGAGGCTGAAACCAACGGCCTGCGGATCGCGGGCTTCGACGTGAAGGGTTGGTGGCTTGCCGCCGCCCTTCCAGTCTTGTCTGGCTTGAGCGGCACGATTTACGTGGGCTACGATACCGTCAACCGTTTCTGGGCAGTTGAGGAGAGCGTGGATGGCGTCTTGGGCGTTGAAAGCCGGGTGCAGACGCTTGAGCAAGCCATACAGGACAATGATGTCAGGGGCCTTGCCCCCAAGCTGTCGGCGATCAGCACCCAGATGGTGTCGATCCTCGAACAACAGAAAGAGCTGATGGACTTGCGGTCCATGGTTGAGAAGTCGGACGCTGTCACCAGCGGCCTTGAGGGCAAGCTGGAGAAGTATGACGCCGAGATCGAGGACCTGTGGAAAGCTATGGACGATCTGATAAGGAACCCGATGCAATGATAAAACTTGAGAACTTCGTTTGGCTGGGCTTCATTGCCGCCTTGGGTGCGATCTTCTACCTGTCTGGTGACGGGTTCTATCGCTACCCCTGCCAAGACCCCGTGAACTGGACTGCACTTGAGTGCACTCCCCCGATTTGCCTTCGCACTGGCATGTGCGCCAATGATCTGACAGGAGCCTCGCAATGAGCAAGAATGACCCAGACGTGATGGAAGCCAAGCTGCGCTACTTTATCGGCGTGGCCCTGACCGTAATCCTCGGTGGGGTGATCTTCTCCATCCTCTACAGCCTGATCTTCGTGACCCAGCCCCTCGGCGACTCGAGCGAGAACGACCGCAAGTTCTTCGAGCTGCTGACCCCCATCGCCTCGTTCATCGTGGGTGCCTTGGGCGGCGTGATGGCGGCAGGCAACAACCGCAACAAGGGTGGCAACGATGAGCCCCCGACACAGGAGTACACCGAATGATCGGACGCATGGTTGGAATGCTCATTGGCCGGAAAGCCAAGGAGAAGGTGGTCGATGCTGTGCTGGACAAGGTGAACCTGCCTGACCCGGTCGAGAACGCAATCAAGGTTGCGGCCACGGGCAACGTCGGCGATCTGCTCGGTGGCATGGGCAAGGACATGGCGAAAGAGGCTGTTCTTGGTGAGCTCACCAAGAAGGTGCCGATCAAGAGACCCAAGAAATGAGGTGGTTCGTTGCCCTGCTCTTGTCAGCAACCCCTGCGTTTTCTACGCCCTACGAGATCACTAGGGTCATCGACGGCGATACGGTGGAGA